TGCTGTTCGAGTTCTCTGCGATTGCGGGCGGCGATGTCTTTCCAGTACTGCCACTTGTAGAGGCAGTAGCACATCCAGACAACGCAGGTGATGAGCGCGAATTCCATCGTTCGTCCTTTCGTGGGCGGGTGGGCTGCGGCGCCAAACCCCCATCCAACGCCGCGCCCGCGCCCCGGCAGAGTGGCCCTAGCGGGCGAACAGTTTGTCGGCGATCAGTGGGCACTCCTGCGAGCGATGAGCAGCGCTGCCGCACGGCACGCAGCGGCCCTGGTCTTGCCGAGTGCGCAGGGTGTCGAGGAGCGCATAGCCGTTCTCCTCAGGCCATACGGGGGGCGTCTCCGGCTCGTCACCGATGCCACCCGGCTCGGCGTAGAGGGCGGGCGATGTTGACCAACTGGCGAGGGCGATGGGGTTGACCTTGTGAAAGGTTGCGGTGGTGGTGGTCATTAGGTTGCTCCTTTGGGCTATTTGCCGCGATTGGCAAGCCACGTTAAAAAAAGGGTTTGGTGCGCTATCCAGAAGTCCACGACATCACGCATCAGCGCGTTGCCCTGGTTGCTCCCGCGTAATTCTGCCGCCTGCGCTCGCAATGTCACGATCTGATCAGGGCGCAAGAGGGTCGGCCACGGCTTGTAACCTCGGAAGGGTCGACCGCGTTTAACTGGTAGTGGGGCCATCGGGTACTCCGTTTGTAGGACGTTGCCATCTGTGGCAATTGTACTCTTTATGGCCCCTATTGTCAATAGCGAAAAATAGGCGTATAATTGCCATGTGGCAATAATTACTTACGGTAGCAAAGGAAGCGTGCCATGTCGCAGCTTGGCGGGTTGATTGTTCGTATTCGGAGAGCGCGGGGGTGGACGCGAGTAGACTTGGCGCACGCCGCTGGATTACCGTACACGACCGTTCGAAACATCGAGCAGGGCATTCGGAGCAAGAAGCCGGATGAGGCGAATGTCCGTGCAATAGCGGCTGCGCTGGATAACGAGCCGGATGTGATGCTCGTACTAGCGGGCTATGGCCCCGCCCCAAACCGCACGCATGAGCGGGTTGTCGTGGAGCTTGATGCGCTTGGAGAGGAAGCGCCGAAGTGGAAAGACGCGATAGATCGGGCTATCGCTGAGATGTCAGCGAGTGACTTGGAATTGACGCTCGATGTGCTCTTGGCGCACATCGCCGCCGCCCATCGTCGGAGGGGGCCGTAAGGATGTCAAGGATTGGCCCCCACGGGCCATCATCGTCGTCATTGTCGTGGTGATGCATAGCGCGCTCCATTGCTGCGAAATGGGCGAAGCCTAGCCACAAGTACATGGGCGTAGCTCGTGGCGGGCAGGGCGCGCGGGCTAGGGAGTGGTTAGGCAGATAAGAGATACAACGTTAAGAGTTTATACCAAGATACGCGAATGTCAATAACATGTGAGATTACATTGTAAGATAGCGCTATTGCCACAGGTAGCAGAGTGGCATGCTTGACATTTCTATGCCCTAAGTGTATGCTACACTCAAGCGGGCGCGTCACCACATCTCTCTGCGGTACCTGACTTCATAGCAGCGCACCCGCGCCCGCTTATGCTTGGTCGCATCTTCAACCCGCGTGCTCTCGACCGCGTGCTGCCGACCCGCTCGGCAGTTTCGTATTCCCAATTTGAGTTAGCTATCCTCAGTTTGGCAGCGCAGGCTATCGCGTACTACGCCCGCACGGGTCACTGGCCCAAGCTCGCGCCGCACGACACCGACTACCTGCTGGTGTGGCCGACATGACGATTGATACATCGCATCCATCGCCAAACCAATCCAGCCGCAACGGTGCGCCAATCACGCTCATCGTGCTTCATGCCACGGTCGGCGATTACAAGAGCGCCTTGGCGTGGTTGACCAACCCGAAGTCCAAGGCGAGTACGCACTACCTTATCCGCAAGGATGGCTATATCGCGCAGCTCGTATCGGACGACCGCGCCGCATGGCATGCGGGTGTCAGTCAGTGGTTTGACCTCGACAGCGAAGCGATACGCGAGCAGTCCATCGGCATCGAGCTTGAGAACAAGAACAACGGCATCGACCCGTACCCGCCCGCGCAGATGACGGCGCTGCTCGCCCTGTGTCGTGCGCTGGTCAAGCAGTACAAGATTGTTCCGGATATGGTCACACGCCATCTTGACATCGCCCGCCCGCCAAAGCGCAAGAGTGACCCGGCTGGATTTCCGTTTGCGGTGTTCAAGGCTGCCCTGTTCGAGCCGCTGACCCACACCATGACGGCGGGGCCGCACGGCGCGCTTGCCCGCACCGACTATCGCGGGGGCGGGATAGCCGTCGAGTACTTCGGGCCGAACACGCCGATTGTGCTTGACGACTTTCATCAGAACGAATACCGGCACGCGGCGTCGGGGGTCGGCTTCATCGCTGATGGGGATTTGCTATGATGCACCACTGTAGCCGGTGTAATGCGCCAATGCGCGCGTGCGCCTGCAATGCCGCGATGCTGCTGACCATGCCGCCCGACCCGCCGAAGAACACGGTGCAGCGCTTTCGCAAGCAGGGCTACTACATGGTCTGCGAGATATGCGCGCTCACCATCGACTATTGCAAGGGCCACGCCCTGCCGGAGTTCGGGGCGAGTGATGGCACGGATAGTGATCTGAGTAAACGTATCAGGGACGCGCAGCAGGCGGGTGGGCGATAGGTGGGGATAGCGCCGGGCCGCTCGCGCTAGAACAAGAGCGGCCCGACTAACCATTCAGTGCAACATACTACACCGAAAGGCTATATGGATAATACCACAGCGAGTAGTGTCGTGTCACGCGCCGCGCTCCTGGGCAATGAGTTGACCGACGCACTAGACGCCTATGCGAAAGAGCCGACCGCTGCCCACCTATCTGACTTTAGCGCTGCGCTCGTCGGGCGCTGCGCGTCGATGGCGGCGGCTGCGGTGGTCACGCTCCATGAGCGCATCGCCGCGCTTGAGGCAACCGATCATGGCGCTTGAGCGTGAGGACTTCGCCGCTCGGCTCAACGAGCGCTACGCCGAGCAGTACGCCGGTCTGCGGCAGCAGCTCGCAGCGGTCGACCGCAATGTCATGCGCTTCATCGCAGAAGGGCGCGAGCGTGGCGAACAGATTGACAAGATGATCATGAGCCTGGCGAACTGCGCAAGCGAACTCACGCACATCCGGCACTGGCAGCGCGTGGTGATTGCGGCGATCATTATCTTGGGTGTGGGCGTGGTAGCGCTATTGATTAAGATATTCTAAGGAGGATACTATGAGTATTGGATCGCTGACCCTTCTGGCGATTGCGGCATCCGCCCTCGCCACCCTGGTATGGTGGATCGCCTCGCGCTTGTCCGCGCCCGCCTGGGTGGGCATGTTCGTGTACGGCGTGGCGCTGGCGCTCGTCATCATGGCCGGCCCGCTGATCAGGTTGCCGTGACAATGACCGAAGACGAACGACTGAAAACATGCGAGGCGATAGCGCAGAGCATGTATAACGCTGGCTTGGGGTGGAACTTTGGCGCGCTTGAGCGCTTAACGCGCCCTGAGATACCCGGATGGCGCGATCTGCGCCTGCTGCCCGAACCGACACCGGTAGAGCGTGGGGTACTTGATCGCTATCAAGACAAACGAAGGAAGCGCCGTTGACGCTACCCTGGCTCGTCGCCTTCGCCATCATCGACATGGCGCAGATCGTGTTGCTCGGCTGCATCCTGCTCGAACTGCGCGATCAGCGCATCACGTGGATGCTGCGCAAGAGTATGCGCCGCGAGTGGGTGCGGAAGGAGCATGAAGGGTGATACCGCTCAACGAGATTATATGCGGGCGCAATGAGGACGTGTTAGCCACCTTCCCTGCTGAGTGCATTGACTTGACGGTGACAAGCCCGCCCTACGATAGCCTGCGCGCCTACAAGGGCTATGAATGGGACTTCGAGGCGACAGCACGCGAACTGTGGCGCGTGACCAAGCAGGGCGGGGTGGTGGTGTGGGTTGTAGCTGATGCGACGGTGGACGGCAGCGAAACCGGCACATCGTTTCGACAGGCGCTCGCGTTCATAGCGCTTGGGTTTCGGCTGCACGATACGATGATTTATCGAAAGTCCAACCCCATGCCCGCGAATAAAGATACTCGATACGATCAGGCATTTGAATATATGTTCGTATTCTCAAAAGGCAATCCAAAGACAAGCAACCTGATCATTGTCCCATGCCGACACGCCGGCAGAAACAACGATACGGGCAACTTCCGAGAGGTAAGCGGGCAAACGAAGAAACCGCATAGTAATACGGGGATAATCAAAGAGACGCAACCACGGGACAACGTGTGGACTTTTGCCGCCGGCGTGCGGGTGTCAACCAAGGATATGTATGCATTCGAGCATGGCGCGATGTTTCCTGAGCGCCTAGCAGAAGATCACATCCTGTCATGGTCTAACCCCGGCGATGTCGTGCTTGATCCGTTCGTCGGCTCAGGCACCACGCCCAAGATGGCAATCCGGCACAACCGGCAGTTCATCGGCATCGACATCAGCCCGGAGTATTGCGCCCTCGCCCGGCGCAGGATTGCCGCTGTTGACACAATGATGATGGAGTTGGCACCATGAAGGTAACAAATCTACCCCAGTTGTGTAACCTATGACCGAGCCGCTAACCTTTATCGCGTCCATCGCGCCGCTCCAGTCGGCTATCACTATAGCGCACGATGGCGGGGCGCGAGTGAAGATTGATATACCCGAAAGCGAGATGCCCGCGATTGTGCGGCTGATGCTGTACCGTGGACAACGGCTCAAGATTACACTAGAGGCATTGGACGATGGCACGACCGAGGATAGACATCGATATTTCGAAAGTTGAAGAGTACGCCGCGCAAGGCTTGACCCAGGCCGAAATATGCCTGTGTCTTGGCATATCCGAAACCACGCTGTACGCGCGCAAGAACGAAAGTGCAGTTTTCGAAGACGCCATAAAAAGTGGGCGGGCGAAAGCAGCGTCAGCGGTTGCGAACGTCCTCTACTTGAAGGCAACCGTTGAGAAAGACTTAGGCGCAATCGTCTGGTGGGAGAAGACGCGGCGGGGATTGAGTGACAAGCAATTGGTTGAGCATAGCGGCGCGGTCGACTTGAAGGGCTATGTGCATGTCTCTCCTGACGATTGGGACGAAGGGAAGCCCACGCCACAATCCTGACACGGTGTTCGCGCCGCTGTCCTGGCAGGTGGCGCCGTGGCGTGACCAGTCGCCTATCGTGCTGCTCACCGGCAGCGCGGGCGGGGGCAAGTCGCGCATCGCCGCCGAGAAGCTGCACGGCTATTGCCTCAAGTATCCGGGGGCGTTCGCGCTACTCGTGCGCAAGACGCGCGTATCGCTCACCAAAGGATCGCTCTTGTTCCTGAATGAGACGGTCATCGGCAACGACCCGCGCGTCAGGCAGTACGAAAGCAAAGACTACTTCCGGTATGCGAACGGATCGATCCTCGCCTACGCGGGCCTAGAGGACAAGGAGCAGCGCGAGCGCTTGAAGTCCATCGGCCCCAAGGGTGGCGTGGACATCGTGTGGGGCGAAGAGGCGACCGAGTTAGAAGAGGCCGACCACAACGCGCTGCGCGCCCGTATGCGCGGGCGGGCGGCCCACTGGCGGCAACTGCTGTACTCGTGCAACCCTGACGCGCCCACGCATTGGATATACAGCCGGCTCATCGTCGGCGGGCAAGCCAAGGTGTTCTACTCAGGACGACAGGACAACACGTACAACCCGGCAGACTACGACGCCACGATGAACAGCCTGACGGGGGTCGATGACCTCCGACTGAACAAGGGCCAATGGGTGCAAGCGTCGGGCGTGGTGTATGATACGTGGAGTGAGCAGGGCAACGTGACTGAGGACGCCGAGTATGTCCCTGATGGCGGCGATGTGCTGTGGTCGGTCGACGATGGCTACAGCGGCAGCCTTGACAGCGCCACAGGGCACTACACCGCGAACTCTCACCCGCGCGTATTCGGGCTGTACCAACTGCGGCACGACGGCACGCTCTGCCGGTTCGCGGAGTCTTACGCGGTGGGGATGCTGAGTGAGCACCACATCGCGCACGTCCAATCGCTCGGCTATCCTGACCCCGAATACGCGGTGGTTGATAGTAGCGCGGCGGAGTTGCGCGGGCGCTTGGCGGAGCAGAGCATCGGGAGCTACGGCGGGACGCACCCGGTCGAAGAGGGTATCAAGATGCTCAGGCGCTTCATCGCCCCTGACGCGAACGGCTATCGGCGGCTCAAGGTGCACCCGCGCTGCGCGCACTTTCGTGCAGAGATTGTGAGCTATCGCTACGACCCGCAGACCGGGAAGCCGGTCAAGCAGTTTGACCACGGGCCGGATGAGGCCCGCATGATGTGTTGGAAGCTACGCTACGAATAGAGTAAACATATGACCGACCTCGTTGACCGCAAAAACTCAGTCACGGAACGCGACTACCTGCCCGCCGCCTACCCCGGCGTGTGGGCGTGGAACATCTACGACCCCGGCGCGATGTATAGCCCCGTCCCTGGGCTGAACGGACTGGGCATCCGCGAGCGTGACCGCGTGCTGTCGAGTACGCTTGACCTAGA